AGGAGGAATACACATGGCATGGAAAACGAAAAGCCGATTTGGGCCCCGCAATGGGGTGAAGGTGGGATCCGGTTCGGGTAAGTGGTATAATGGCTGTGGAGCCACATATATCACTACCTACAACTGGACTCCTGACCTTACGGACATTGACTTCGAGACGATTAGTTACGAAGTTGGTATCCGTGATCGAGAATCCACTAAAGGTTGCATCCACGAGCGAAAAATTAACTCATGGATACCCTTTAATGGAAGTTTGTTCTCGACTTCCCAAAAGGCTGTGGTTACGAATTACTTTCAAAACCACTATGTTAGTTTTCCGAACCCCAGTGTGACCAACAGTCCTGTATGTGATCCTGGCTTTAACGCCAGAGCATTTGAGGCAATGTTTCCAACTCTGGAACAGGGCCTATCCCTCACCAACTTCTTGTTGGAATTGACGGATGTGAAGCACGTTTTACCGCTCTTCACCAAATGGAGAGGAATCTCACGAAAAATAGCCGAAGGCCATTTAATGTATGCCTTCGGAGTGAGACCCTTTCTGCAGGATGTCAAGAAGTTATATGAAGTGATTACTGATCATGATCGCATCATACAAAACTTTCTTGAGCGTCGTGGAACCATTCAAAAGCGGTATTACCGCGAGATTGATCCTACGATTCGCACAGACACCGGATGGTGTGCTACTGCCCATCAACATCTCCAGACACGTGTAGTCGTCAAAGAGACTAGAGAGCAGCATGCTACGATGACTTATAAGTTCGATTGTCCAGATTTGGATACTCGAGCCCTAAAGGTCAAAGCACTGCGTGAAATGCTTGGTCTTCGCCTCACACCATCAGTGATCTGGGAAGCAATTCCCTTTTCATTTGTGGTGGATTGGTTCTTCCGTGTTCAGGATTTCCTCGAATCTCAAGAGGAGGCCCTGATTCCCGTCACTATTGAAGTGATGGACTACTCCATTTCGTGCAAAACCACCTATAGTTATACAGGTGATTGGCACATGTGGCTTACGGGTTGCGGACCACCTTGGTCTGCGGTTCCGTGCTACAGGGGTAGTGGTAAAACCTATCGCCGTTGGCGAGCTCTCCCTGATACTTCAGGGGACACCTTCATCAATCGAGGCCAATATGGCCTCAATCAACTGGCGTTGTCAGCTTCGCTGCTTAGGCTGCGATTTTGATGACTGCTAAAATCATCAACTGAGGTACAATACCAATGGCACAAGATACTTTGACACTAGCCGATGATACTCCGACTAACAGTACGTATAATCTCGTTTCTTTACGAGACAGCGAAGCGATCTATCGCGACGCCGCGTCAACACTCACGGAACAGCGCACTTTGCGCATTTCGCATCAACTTGCTACAACTGTTGATGGCACTGATCGTCACCTGGTTCAATTATCCAGGACCGACGACAATGCAGGTGATGTCCCTTATACGGGAACTGTCCACGTGGTCATTGCTGCACCACGGGATGGAGTAACTGAAGCCGACCTGGTTCTTGAATGGGAAAAACTCAAGAATTTGGTCGATGCCTCGATTGCGAACCTTTACGATGGCTTTATGCCAACAGTAGGAAGCTAGGATGCAACTGAAAGATTCAGTGATCTTTGTTTCCATGCTGCTCTGCTATGTAGGTTTCATGTTCTACATAACGGGTCGATGGTAAGCATTCGGCGTTGCGAGTCAGTGTCTGTGCGGTATTGGCTTGGAGGAAACTATTATGAAAAATAGAGACCTTAAATGCCAAGAGAGCATTATGCTCGCCTTAACAACAGGCTTGCACAACGATCTCGGTGCACTCCATGAAGTTCCACCTCGCGAGACCGAACGTGATGTTAATTACGTAAGGAATCGCACGAAACGTGAAAACGTCTCGTTTCTCACAAAAACGCTTCCGAATCTAGGTAAAGCGCTAGACAGCGCTCTCCTATCCGGAACCTTCCAATGCCCAAGCGCCTTCAAAAGGCACAAGAGCACGAATCTCCCTTGCTATATGCAATGGTTTTTCAGAAGGATCTTTTGTGAGGATGGTACTTTACTGGAGAACCCTGATATCCAAGTAATAAAGGATGTCAGGCAAGTTGCGTACTTGTTTTACAAGTATCAACTACCGTACCCTGATCACCTAGTCACTACGTCGATCCAAGAGTTTATAGACGATGATAACAATATCAAAGCCTTGAACTCGGACGTAGAAACCCAATCCACTCTTTACTACGCACAGGAGGTAATTAATGAAATTCTTAAAGATTTTCAAATTGCTACCAAGCGTCCTAAGAATGGTCCGGGAAGTGTTGCCAACGCTCTCAAGCCTTGGCAAAGGTATAAGCCGTCTAGGTATTACAAATCCCTGGATGCGCTCATTCCTTATGATCGCTTCTATTTTGTTAGCGATCGTCACTTATTTGATTGCTGGAGTCTTTGGTGGGAGTTGGAACACGGATTCGAGGGTAGAGCAAAACTTATTGCCGTACCCAAAGATTCACGTGGCCCAAGGCTTATATCTTCGGAGCAATCCGAATATATGGCCTACCAACAATGTTTGCGGAGAGAACTTGTTCCGCACATTGAAAACCATCGACTCAGTGGAGGCCGAGTGTGTTTCGCTGACCAAACGGTTAACGGACAACTCGCCCTTCGAGCATCCAAAACCGGAGACTATGCTACGCTCGACTTGAGCAAGGCATCAGATCTCTTGTCCTTGGACCTCGTAGACGCTTTGTATGAGGAGACGGCTATTCATCAATATTTGATGAATAGTCGTTCATCTTCTACGAAAACGCCACTGGGCAATCAAATTTTGCGCAAATTCGCACCGATGGGATCAGCACTTTGCTTTCCCATTCAAGCCTTAACTTACTACGCTTTAGTGGTAGGTAGGCTGGTTGCAAATGGCGCAAGACTAGGCGATGCGGCTCACATGGTGTACGTTTATGGGGATGATATTATTGTCCCCACTAAGTACGTCCATGAGGCGATATCCGTTCTCGAGTCAGTTGGACTCAAGATAAACGTCGCCAAGAGCTGCTTCACAGGCAAGTTTCGAGAGTCTTGTGGGGTCGACGCCTACAATGGTGTAGACATCACGCCCATAAAGATCAAGAAACTTTGGAACACGAAGCCTGATGTGCAGACTATTGTATCATGGGTAGCCATTGCAAACAGTTTGTTTGAAAATGGATTTTGGAGAACGTCTGATATAATTAGACGCAAAGTCGAAGGTACGTGGGGAAAACTCCCCTTAAGTACTGGTGACTCTCCAATCTTAGGCTGGACAGCGTACTCACGTGAGCATGCTGCCAAAGCCAATTTACCCAAGTTACGATGGAACCATGATTTGCAAACCTTCACACTTCGCGCACGTTGCGTGCATACGAGGTCTAAAGAGAGGCTCTTTCATGGTTGGCAACGGCTACTACGATATGGTTGGGAGGCTTCATCTTTCGATGAGGATCCCCTCGCATATTTAAATAGTGAGCCATTTGCCACAGGCACTTTCACCGATCGCAATGCGGTGACGATCAAACATTGCGTGGTAACGGAAGC